CCTAATTGAATTTTAGATTCTAAATTTTGTGGTTTATAATCTCTTAAACACAACTCTACAGCTCTGTCTAAAATTTCATCATGTATATGTGAATCTAATTCACATGTTTGTGGTAAAAATTTACCATCAATAGTTAATCCTTCACCTGGAAAAGCTGTATTTAAATTTTCCAAGATAATAGGTTTAGGGTATTTTAAATATCTTATTTTATATTCTAAAGAACCTAACACATTATAAGGTGAAACAATTTCGACAACTTTAACATTATTTAATCTAGAAATATCTAATCTCCATGCAACAGTACTATCTGGTGTTTTAAAAGGATTTTTAATTTGAATATTAAACTCATCATATGTGACAGGTTTAGTATTTATTGTAGTTCCATTAAAACAATCTGAAGAAGTAATTTTAACTTGTTCATTGACAATTAAAAAAGTATCTTCAGGTACAGGATAAAATTTAGCACTAGAATGTATTTTAGTACTATTATTTATAACTGTTGTTGTAGAATAAGATTTAATTAATTCTTTTAAATCAGCTCTTCTTTTTTCAGATCCTTCAAAACCTTTTTGTTTTCTATTACTAGCAGGGTCATAATAATTTTTAATTATTTCTAACTGTGCTTTAGTTAAATAAACAGATTTTTCATAACTGTCAATTCCTGGAGCAGATTGTGTAGCAATAGCATTATATAAAATGTCAAAATGATTTGAAAATTCTTGAACTGTCATAATTATTTATCTAATTTAGCTTCAATAATTGCTCGTACTTCTTGATTTTTTGGAGCATCTAAATATCTAACAGCATTATCAAATGTTGCAATTTGACCTGCTGAAGATAACTCTAAACCATCTGCAGTAGAATATTTATTTCCTGAAATCTTAATGATACCTTTATCAACTGCGTTATTAATTAATATTTTAGTTTCATAAGAAGCATCATTTATAACACTTACAAATAATGAAGGCATTGTGTCAATATATTCTTCAACTTTAGCTTGTAACCATTTTAAAGAAGATTCTTTAGAAATAGGTTGATTAGAAAGTAATTTAAGAACTCCTAAAAGTTTTTCTTTATCATCTTCAATTTTACCATAAAGTTTGAAAGCTTGTTTTTTAGAATCATATTTTTGTTTTTTCTCATTCAATTCTTCATCAGAACGAGTAATAACAAATTCATATGAACTCTTTCGATCTCTTTCTTCCCATGTAGGTGCAACATCATCTTTATATTTTTGAAGTAATTTAACAGAAATGTAATCGAAAGGATTACTTAAATCAAATCTATTATTTTCACTTTCTTTATATAATGATACAATAAAGGTTTTCCAAAAATCACCATAAACAGATAAATTAGTACCTGTTACTTTTTCTAAATATTCTTTTTCATCTTCAGATAAAATATTAGCAATACCACCATTTCGTTGCAGTGGTGCTGAAAATTTCTTAACTGAACCCATTAACATCCCTCCTGATATTACATGGTTGTCATCTACATTTGCTGCCATACCACGTCTACGTGGAATGTGTTTTACAATTACGATTTCATTAGGTAAAGTAAAACTTGATTGTTCTAAAGTTGTTTCTGTATTCTCTTTTTTCATTTCTCCCGAATTTAATATTATTTTAAAGTGCACCCCTGCAGCTAATGTGCAGGGAGACACTATTTATTTATGCTTAATCTATGATTGCAGGTTTTAAAGTTGCAGTACGACCTGGATCGATTACTAATGCTCCAATACCTTCACAAAGTGCAGTGATTGTTGCAGAATCTTCCATGTGTTGCATTACACCACCTCTACGTCCTGTAAATGGATCTCTAATACCAGCTTTGTAACCACGAAGTTCATCAGAACCACGTACTTTTACTTTTTGAATATTAGGCTCTTCCATTGCACCAATGTAAAGGATGTCATAACGATAAGACTCAGCTACACCACCAGCTGGGTGCATAACTTTATTTCTTACTTTATCATCATACATTGGGTCAACTTCTAACATTACATGAATGTTGTTAGGGGCTTTCCATTCAGTGAATTGGAATCCTGCTACAAAAGCATTACTGTGGAATTTAGAAGTAGTTTGTTTGATAGCATTAGAATTAGTGTTATCAAAACCAAGTGCTTGCCATCCAGAAGCTTCTTGTGTTACAGCTCTATGGAACTGAGCAGCTCCTCTTTCACCTGTACGTAACATGAATTTTCTTTCACCCCAATCAAGTTTACCTTCTGACAATTCATAAAGCATATCTTCAAGTAATCTAATAGAGAACAAGTTGTAAGTCACTGTATTAGATACTTCCATTTGCTCACGGATACCTGAACCTGCTTTAATTTCAATGTTTGAATTACCTTTATTTAAAAATCTACTATTTTCATCACGGTTGGTTTTACCAAACATAACTGTTTTAGATTTAATACGAGATAATTGTTTTTCAAACTGCCAGTAAACTTCTTGCATCCAAGTTACTGATTTGTGTACTTTTCCTGTACTAGGATCTCTAGTTTCAATACCAGAAAAATAAACTGGCTCAACTTTACAGTCAATCATTTTACCAGAAACTTTATGTTCCATACGAATAGATGTAACAGAGTTTCTCAATAAGTAAGGAGATGTAAATTGAATTCCAGCACCTTGAGTAGATAATTCATCTTCAACAGGAGCACCCTCAATAGAGAATCTGTTTCCTGGTAAGAACTCATCACCTGGAATACCATTTAATGTTTCTTGACCACCAAATACTTCAACAGTATAAACGTAGTTTTGACCTTCTTCAAAAGGTTCGTTGATAATACGTACTTGATACAAATCTGGTCTATGTCCTGCAATTAAATGCATTTTAGTAAACCATTTTTCACCGAATACTAATTCAAAAGTTGCACGAGCAGCACCAACACCAGTTGTTCCACTATTAACAACAGCACCATTCCAACGAGCTTCAACAAGAGGAATGTTTCTTTCTTCACTTCCTACAACTTTCCACATAAAGTCATCAGCTGATTCTAATATTTTTTCAGGGAATAAAGATAGAGTTGTATCTAAATTTTTCATTCCTGAATTTTGTAACAATACAGTTGTGATTTTAGTAGCCATTTGAGGCTTAGAACCAAATATGGCTCCAATGTGATTTTTCAAAGTTAAACCTGACCAAGCTTGTCCTTTGATCATTGTAAATTTACCTAGATTCATAGTTATTATTTAATTATTTTATTTGTTTACAGAACAAGTTCATCCCCCATACCACTATATGAATTACTATCTTGTAAAAAAGAAGGTATTCCATTATCTTTAACAGGTGTTCTACGGATTGCAGTTTCTAAATCTTTAATTACTTTAGATTTGGTATTTGAAACAATGTTATTAAAGTTTTTAAATCCATTTGTAAGTGTATATAGATAATATAATTTTAAATCAAACTCAAGAGGATTTTCTCTACGAGATTTCATTAATTCATTTTCCATTTCACCTGTTGTTGGATCTTTACTTACAACATCATTCATTGCTTTATATACTCTATCTTGGATAGCCTTGTTTACAGGTAGTCCTTCGATAAAAGATTTTGAATTATAAAGACTGTCTTTAATTTTATTTTGTAATACTTCATTATCTTTTTGCTCTTGAACTAATCGTTCTTTATAAGCAAGTTGTTCTTGTTCAATTTTACGTTGATTAAAAACTTTTAAAGATTCTAAAGATTCTAAAGCTTCTTCCAAAATCATATCTTCACCTAAATCAATAGTTTTATTTAAAAGTCTATTTACTTTAGCTTCAGGTAAACCTTGATTTAAATAATCTTGTTTAATGATTTCTTTTGCAGTATCTAAATTATCTCTTAAATATTCTTCATTGATTTGAGATAAATCATTAATCTGTGCTTTACTTTGTGCTATTTGATTAACATCAATATTTTCTAAATACTTTTGTAATTTTAAATCAGTCTGAACATCAATTTCTTTTTTAAAAGCTTCTGCTAAATCTGCAGGAGTTTTAACTTCAGTGGAAGTGGGATCCAGTGAGGGCAGTAATCCTTCATCATAAAGGACACTAAACAGAGAAGAATACAGATTGGGAGAATTGTTACTTTCACCCCCACCTTCATCACCTACTTCATCCTCGCCTACTTCCTCTGAACCTTCGTCCTCGTCGAGATTATTATCATTGTTGTCAGATTGATCATCTGTGTTGTCATCTTGTGATTCATCATTATCATTATCATCAGTTTGTTCTTCCGTAAAAGATTCAAAAGGATTATCCTCATAATTTAAATCATAATTAGAATCTCCAAAAAGATCCATTTCAAATTCATTTTCTTCCATAATTTCTCCCTATTTTTATTATAAAATACAAATATACAACATTTTTATTAAGAATGCAAATATATTTTATATTTTTTTCATTAATATTGATTTTTCTAATAGCTAATTGCTTGATTTTTTCTTAATTCTAGATATAGAATTAGATTCTTTTTTCAACATTACATTATCTTTATGTTTTTCCATATCTTGTTGTAATGCTTTCATCTTAGCTAAATAATCATTTTTAACTTTTTCTTTATTTAATTCATGTTTCTCTAATTCAAGAGGATCTAAAATACCATCATCTGTAGATGTCTGCTCTGTTCCTTTAGTTAACTCAGCAATATAAATCTTAGTTTCATTATCTCGAATATTTTTAGTATCTTCTAATTGAATTTTCATTTGCTCCATTTGAACCATTGCTTGTGTTTGTTCTTGCATTGCTTCATTCTGAGCTTGTGCTTGTTGTGCTTGTTTTTCTTCTGCTTCTTCAATTTTACGTTTCATATCCATAATAGATGGTGACATATAAATATCTATAATTGTAGACATTGAACCACCATTTTGTAAATATGCTTGTGCAAGTTGTTTCATCATTTGATCTAACTCAATTGTTTTAGGTGAATTAGAAGTTAAGATACCATAATCACATTCTGCAAATTCATCACCTTCTATATTAAGAATCTCAACTGTTTGGTCATCTAATATATATTGTGTTTTTAAGTTGTTACCTTTTAAAGCAAACTTAGCTGTTTCAAGAAATGCATCTAATACTCTAATCTTAAAGTTTTCATGTAACATAAATAAACTTTCAGTAATATGACTAGATTGATTTACTGAACGTTCTACACCACCAACTGTTTCTCTATTAGATATTTGACCTTCACGTTGTTTACTAACACCACAAAGTTCACCCATTTCCATTTTAATAAATTCAAGTAATTGAATATGTTGTTGTATATAATTACCTGTTTCCATATCAATTGAACTTGATTGTCCATTATTAAATGAACCTGCAAGTTTACCTGTAGCAGCACCTTGATTACCTTCTTTAAATGAATCTCTAAAAGCAATCTTATTAACTATTGCAAAGTGTAACCATTTTTCTATTTCCCATCCATCAGGAATACCAGCTAAGTCAATATTTGCAATTTTACCATAATTTGTAGCAATAGCTTTATTAAGTCTATCCCACATAGCATCATACATATATTGAGAGTTTTTAACTCTATCCATTAAAGATACCGCTCGTCCTTGATTAGTATTATAAATTTGACCTATAATACCAGGATGACAATAAGAAGGATTATTTAATCTATTATATTGAACAGGTCTAGGACGCATATTAACATATATGTCTTTACCTATCTTAACACCTTCCCACCATTCATTAACCCATAATTCAGTTGATTCTTCACCAAGTGCTTTTACAGGTTGATATTCTTCTGACATTATTTTATATTGTTCTTCACCAAACTCATCATAAAATTTAATTTTCTTAATTAGTTTAAGTGATCTCCACATTACTTTAAGTACACGTATATTACCATGTTCATCTGTAAAGTTATTATTAAATATATGTCCATTAATTTCCGCAAAATCTAATACTCCATCAATCATATGATTACCTTCCATACCATCACGAAGTAATGTATGGTTATTATCATCATCTGTATATGATCCATTAGAACTAACTGTAGTGTATTCTAAAATAGCATCTACATCTTTAGGTTTAAGTTGATCGTGATATACATCAATACAGTATGCAGGACTCCAATAATCTTCTATAATGATAATAGAAGAATCTTCAATCTTATCTGAATTACCTGAACGTACAGCATGTACTTTTAAAGGATTTAATTTAATAAGTACTGGTTCATTGTGAATTACATCTACTTGAACAATTTGTTCTGCAAATAATAATGCATCTTTAAAACAGTTATTAAAAATCAAATCAAACTTTTGTTCTTTCCAATAATGTCTTAAAATCTGATTAGCCATCTTTTCTCTAAGATCTTGCCATTCATATTTTAAATATTTTTGAAGATCTTGCATTTTAGCATCAAGTTCCTCTTCTGCATAATTAGCTTGTAAATACTCAGTTAATTTTTGCATTATAAATTCCTTTTTAGCTGTTTCTTTTTTAGTTACAGCTTCAGGATTAGTTACAATAACTGACCAGTCAAATCTTCTTTTAACTTCTTCTCCTACTAATAAATCTATTTTAGGAACAGCTATTGCATGATGAGGAATATTGTCTGGAATAAATGATGCATCTAAATGATGAGGATTTACAACATTAGCCATATCTCTAACATCAACTATTCCATTATACAGATTTAAATTTGTAATTTTATTTTTAAGAGTATTTCTTACATTCTCACTATTATAAAAAGAAAACTTATCAGCATAATCAACATTATCTTTTCGCCATTCTTTAGTCTTTTGATTATACGAAAGTCTTTGTCTTGGTAAAGTTAAATTATTTATTCTCATATGATATTTTTATTAAACTTGCTAATATACAAAATTTTTATTAAAATTCCAAATAAAAAGCAAATTATTATTTAATAATTAATTTTTCCTAATAGCTTATTGTTATCTTTATCTTTTTTAAAGTTTTTTTCAAAAAATGGATCATGTGATAATTTACTACCTTTGTTACTATCATTTATTTTAGTTGACTGTATTCTTTTAAATCTATCTTCACGTAGTATAAATAACATACCTGCTGCAGATACACGGTCAAAGTTACCATCAGCATTCCAAGCTATACATTCTTGTATATAAGGAATACTTCTTAAATAATGCATATTTAATTTAGGATTTTCATCATCAGATTGTATAGACTTTGTTAACATCCATTCTGCTTGTAGTTGTCTACCCCATTTATTAATGTTTGCATTAGCGTGTGTACCTTTAGCTTTATTACCATATAAATTAGTAGCTTTTACCATATCCATATCTTTAAGAATTTGAGGTACATCAGCTAAGTAGTGAAGACAATTTTTAGAATCAAAATAAGAAAATAAACCTTTTAAATTAGCTTCATAATTTGCTTCAGCATTATAAAATTTAAGAAGTCTTAAACATATCTCATAAGCATCAGTAGTTAATCTAGGTCTACCTGAGTATTCTGCTACAATAGTATCTGTAAATGTATCTAACACTAAAACACTAAATAAAGATTTACCTGTATCTGAATCAATAGGGTCAATACCAGCAATATATCTACCTCTAGTTATTTCACCATGACTATTTTTACGAGGCATTGTAAATATTTCTATAGCACCTGTTTTATTAGTATCTGATGAATCATAAGCTCTTAAAGGAGTTAAATCAGCATTAGGTTTCCATTCAACTAAACCTTGACTATTAACTACTAATTCTCCAGTATAATGTTCAACTAAAAATGAATCTCTTCGAGGTCCAATACTTTCTAAATATTCTTTTAAATCTGCTACAGGAAATATAGTACCATCAATACGCATCACTGCTTCTTGTGGTGTAATAGGTTCCTCAGCTTTCTTCTGTGTAATAGCAGATGATTCAGATGAACCATATTTTACTTCATGTCTATCTAAAAGAATTTCAATTAAAGATTTAATTACATCAGGTTCACCATTAGTTTGGTCATAACACTCATTTCTATTTAAATAAGCTCCCCAAAAGAATCCACAATTACTTTCACCATTTGTATTCTTATCAAATACGTTAGGTATACCATAAATATTATAAGCATCTGGTTGATAGAATAATCTTTCAGAACCTTCAAATGAAGCTCCTACTGTACCACCTGTTCCACCAGCTAACATATATCCAAATGATACATCACCATCTTCTACTGCTTTTCTATTAACACCCCAAGCTTTTTCAAGATTAGGAAATAAACCATCTTCTTCATAATGTATTAAAGGTCCACGAACACCCCTTGCTTTATCAGGATTATCTTTTAAAGATATACCATTAACTGATGATAATAATCCTCTACGTGAACCATACTCATCTTTATAACCAATTTGTATCTCAAGTGTAGGTTGTGATCTATCTGTTAACCTCATACGAGGTAATGGTGTTGTATCAGCTACCCAGTCTAAAGTATCTACTACTTTACCCCAAATACCTTTATCACCAATAAGAAATGTTTTGTCAGATGCTAAGTGAAAGTTTGGATTACCAGATCCTGTATATGTATACATATTACAAGGGCTGATACTTCCCATTTTAAAAGAGAAACCAACTCCACGAGTTTTAAGTAGTTTACCATGTTTACCATAATCTCTACCTTGTTGCATATAATGATAAAACAAATAATCACCTAACCAAGGTTTGGCAAACTTCTTTAAACGTTCACCTTTACTTTTCTTATTAGTATTAACAACAGTAGTTTCCATTTTTTCAGTTAACCAAATTGGACTGTAATTCCAATAAAAATATAATTGTCCTGGAATCCACTCACCATCAGACGGTCTTACAACACCATCTTTCCATTTAATTAATTCATCTTTCCAAAATTGAGCATATTCAGATTTAGGATTACTATTAGGAATAAGATTAGTATATCTACCATTCTTATCAAAGAAAATTGCACGTTCTCTAAAGTAGTCCATATCCTCAAGTATATGAGGATTGGTTATATCTACTTCAATTCTACCATCATTGTAAAATTTTGTTTCTTTAGGTCTGTCTTTAGCATAACCTCTCACTTCTTCAGGTGCAATAAGTCTTTGTATAAACTTAACTGAAGATACATATTCTAATAAATTCTCCCAAACTTCTTTAGGAACTGATTCTTTTAATTCATCTGTTATAGGTGTTTGATAACGATTGAGATTTTTTAATTCCATTCTTGTTCATTTAATACAACTGTCTTAGTTGACAAAATTGTTTTAGCTACAGATACCGCATTTTCTAATGCACATCTGGTTACTTTTAATGGGTCTATGATATTTTGTTCAAACATTGTATTTGATTTAACATTTATATAACCATTATTTACTATTGTATTCCAAGGTTTAACTAATGAAACTAATAATAAATTATTAATTATATTTGAATTATTTTTATACTGATAAAAGTCTTCATATATAATTTTTTGAACATCAGCTAAAGCATAACCACCACCTTCTACAATACCTTCTTCTAATGCACAAGCTACTGCTTTAATAGCATCATCATATCTATCAAATCTTTCATCTCGTTCTAATTCAGAACCACCACCAACATAAATAACAGCAACTTTACCAGTTAACTGTTCAATGCGTTTATCTACTTGTTCTTTATCGTAGCTAGTTAAATTTTTAGATAGTATTTTTAAACTTTCAATAAGTTCTGTTACATTTATAGAATCATCTTTAACAAGTAACGCTGAATCATTAGTTACTTTAATAGACTTTAATTTACCTAAAGCAGAAATACTTACATCTCCTTTAGGATTATTGATTACAGAAGCTCCTGTAAAGTCTGAAAGATCTCTTAATATATCTTTTCTAAACTGACCAAATCCTGGAGTTTTAATAACACATAATTTTATATTTTTACTTAATACATGTGCTTCTAATTTACGTAATTCTTTATCTGATATGTGTTCAGTTACAATTACTAATGATTGACCATTAGTTGCTTTAGTTTCAATAATACCTGTATAAGGTTTTAAATCTTCTAATTTACCATCAATTAACAACACATTAGGTGTTTCTAAATTACACTCAGCTTTTTCTTTATTTGTGATAAAGTTTTTAGAAAAATATGTAGAAAGTAATTTCATACCATCTACCAAATCTAATTTATCTTCTTGTGATATACCTTTTTCAGCTTTAACTAAGTTTGAAAAATTATAAGCTTTTTGAATTAAATCACCTATTTTAGAATCGTTATTAGCAGATATAGTTGCTACATATTTAACATTTTCTTTTTTAAGTTCTTTAGAATTAGCTTTTAATTGTTTTAATACTTTAGGTATAATTTCATCAAATGCTTTTTCAATATCATTATATTCAAATTCAAATAAGTTTTCAATAAACGCAGAAGCTAATACAATTGCTGTAGTAGTTCCGTCTCCTGCTTGTTGAACTTGTAACTCTGCTACTTCCTTAATTAGTTTAGCACCTATATTTTCAATAGGATCTTTAAATCTAATTTCTCTAGCAACAGATACACCATCTTTAGTTATCTTATAACTATTAAATTTATCTTTGTCAGGAATAATAACAGTTGCACCATTAGGGCCCATTGTAGAACCTACTGCTTGTGCTAACTTTCTAACACCTTCTTTTAATTTATCTTTCGGACTAAATTCTATTTCTCCCATATTTGTAAATATTTAAAATTAAAATTCTTTTTATGTTTAATAGCCCATTTAAAAGAACTATAATTCATGTTAATACTTTTAGACGCTTCTAATAAAGTGTTATATATTTCATTTGTTTTTATATTTACAACTTTTTTAGAATTAGGATTATTTTCTAAATAATACATACCTTCTTTAGCTTTTGACATTTTTTCTTTTGAAATAGAAGATACTTTTTTATTTCTATGAAAATTTCCAATTTTTTCTCTAGTTTCTTTTGTAGGCCTAAAATTAAGTTGTCCCTCACCACCATCTGTCATATTTACTAAAATACCTGTATTATTATTTATTCTACCATAATATTTTATTAATATTATTTCTAATTCTTTAGCATCTTCCCAAGTCAAATCTTTTTTAAGAATTTGTACTTCATAATCTATTTTATTAGTAATATTTTTCCAATAAGTATTTCTTCCATATTTTTTATAAGCTCTTTTTAAAGAACCTATTCCAATATAAAATATTTTATTAGTATCTAACCTAATATGTCTGTAAATACAAATATTATTTTTCATATTAATTAAGATCAAATCCTTCTTCAAACATTCCTAAAGTACGACTACCTTTAGTTCTTCCTTCCATTTCTTTTTGTTCTGCTACTACTTCTTTATAAGCTGCTTTTAAATCTCTCATAATACCTGGTACTGATTTAAGAGCTGAAGTAATAGTTGTTAAAGGAGTTACTACACTACCTTTATCCGTTCTTTCATTTAAAAGTACATTTGTTGATTCTAAATAATTAGAAATATCGTCTGCTGCTTTTAATGAACTTTTATATAATTTACCTACTGGAGTTATAGTTTTAGATTCATACATTTCAATTGCATCTAAAATAGCTTTATCTATTTTCCATTCTGTAGGTAAACCAACATCTTTTTGTATCTCTTTAGCTCTAAGTTCATCATTAGTTATATAAACATAATCAGAACGGATATCACAATAAAAATAAATAAAGAGTATTTCTTTAAATACAATTTCTTTATTTCTACTTTTATCTCTTTTTAGTAAAGCTTTAAAAGGTAATAACCCCCAGAGAGCTTCGTTCGTCTGGAGGTCATGGTTTTTCATTTCAAATAACTTCATTATTTTTTAGGTTTTCTAACTTTAACTACAACTGGTTCAGATTCTTTACACTCATTCTTACATTGTGTAAGTTTAAGATTATCAATACTAAGTTGATAAACATTAAGTTCTTTTTCCCATCTATAGTTTATTTCTAAAATTTCAAGTTCTAATGCATCTATTGTTGCATTCAATTCACTAATTTTTCTTTTATATTTAAATACTGCTGCTACAGTTAAAATCAATACAATACTTAATACTATTGTCATATTTTCTATTTTTTATTTATTATCTTAAATCAATTGCTTTAATTACTCTACTATCTACTACTGCATACATTATTCCATTTACTTTAAGTGGATCAATTTCTACAACTTTATATTCTCCATAAACATTATCAACTTCTGTCTTTACAGTTTTCATTAATTTCTTAATATCAATCAATACTGGTGTTCCTGGAACAACTTTAGTATCTCCATATTCAATACTTCCTGATACAACATATTGTTTTTCAGAAAAAGAACTATCAGATAATACTAATACTCCGTCTGCTTCATCAGTGTTAACTGTAATAATCACTTGCCCCCATAATGGTTTTACAGGAAAATCTGTAATAACATCTAATATATCATCATGATTCATGTTTGTCTGCGTGTCTTCTTTCATACGATTCAATTTTACTTTTTAATTTATCTCTATCTATATACAATTTACCTAAGTATTTAAGTAAAAAATTACTTTTTATTTCAACATCATTGATGTCTATTTCTATTATTTTTTCTTTTATAAACTCATATTGAGAATTTATAATCTCCTCAACCTGTTTATCTGTTAAGTTATGTTTTAAACCTATTCTGTGAATTAATTGTTGTACCTTTCTCTCATGTGTTTTATTTTTCATCACTAATAATATTAAAATTATATATCATTTTAAAATTTTTACTATTTAATTCTAATGAAGGAATAAAGATAGGAGAGATTTTATTATCAATTATAATTTTCTTCTGTCTTAATTTAGTTAGTACTGTTTGTAAAGCACTATCTTTCATATTTAAATTTTCTTTAATTTTCATTTTAGTATCATAATCAAACACTATTTTCCACAAGATCTTTTCGTTTGTAGTTTCGTGTTTGGTTTTATAATGATAATATAATAGTAATGCTAATACATCTTGTTCTTGTGGTGTTAACTTATGTAAAGGTTTTGTTATCTCTAACCATTTAAAAAATAGGTTTTTTAACTTAATATTAATATTTGCTTGTTTAACATTGTTCATTATTTTCCATATATATAATCTAGTATTTTTCCGACTAGTCCACTTCTGTGATTTTCTTTAAGTTTAATGTGTACAATACCTTCAATGTTTTTAGATAACTCAATTGCAAAGTCTAATCCTGTTATACCACCTGTTTCTTTATCTAAACTAATATCTCGTTGACTAGCATCACCATTAACAATTATTTTACCTGTAGTACCTAATCTGGTTAAAATTGCTTCCATTTCTTTAGGTGTTAGGTTTTGTGCTTCTTCAACAATCAATATATCATCAATAGTTTTACCCCTAATAAACTGTACAGGTAAAGCTTGAATTTTTCCTTGTTTAACAAAATCATCAATTTTTAATCTATCCATACACTTATAAAGATTTTCTATTAAAGCTTCCATATAAGGATTAAACTTTTCTTTTAAATCTCCAGGTAAAAAACCTAATGATTTACCTACTTCAACAGCACTTCTAGCAACTAATACTTTATCACATTGTTTAGTATTTAAAAAATCTAAAGCTGTAACAGCACCTACTAATGATTTACCCGAACCTGCTCTACCAGTAATTATTACAATTTGATTATCTATAATAGCTCGTTTAGCTTCTTTCTGTTCTTCATTTAAAGTGACATTATATTTAATTTCATTTTTACGTTGTCTGTTAGCTTGATGCATATTATGATTCTTCTTTAAATTTTTTGTAGTCAAAAATATTTTTAAATGTTTGTAGTTCATTAATACTACCACATTTCATACACACATCATTGTTTAATTCATCTGTTTCAATGTGTAAACTTTTACAATACTTACAAGCTACTACTGGTTCCTCGTCATAATCTTTTTTATTATTTTCCATTATCTCTTTAATTTTATTATCAACGTCTTTTACATAATCTGTATCATATACTGGAAAAGGTGCTAACCAATTATAATACGTTAAATGTTTATAGAGTTTTTTCAGTTCTTTTAATACTATTTTGCTTTTCATCTTTTATATGTATTTCTGCTTCCCATAAGTTTTTAAACTTACTAATTTCTAACTTATAAGAATATCCTTCATGCTTAGTTGTAAACACATTCATATTAGTTATAAATGCTTCTACTTTATCTAAAAGCTTCTTAATGTTTTTATCCTTTAATGTATATGTATTATTAAATGTCATTGTCTTCTTTATATTTAGTCCATTCTGTTTCATCCATTAAATCAGGAAATCTTTTACCATTATTACAAGATTGAGCAACATATAACTTTCCAGGTACACTACAACCACAATAAGCACATTCACCTTTAGACATACAATCTCTACATTGTAACATTCTATAAGCAATCTGTTCTTTATAATAGTCAGGTTTTATACCCAGACCATCTAACATCATCTGGGTATTACCTTCAATATACTGTTTAATATTATTCAGTGTTATTTTGTAAGCCATGTTTAACTTCTATATTATTAACAACATCTTCTTTACGTGAGTGTATCTTACCTAACACTAGAAACTTTTCCATTGGATCAAGATCCCTACCGTACAAAGGTAAAACATATTCATTAATATTTTCTTCATTGTAATCTATTGTTGGATCTAAAAATTTACTTATTTCTTCCATGTCATGCATAATCTTATAAGAAGCTTTTACATGTTTCTTTGTTTTCTTACCTTCAGCTACTTTCATTTGACGTAACCCACTTTTCATATAACTACTCATAAATTATAATTTAGGAAAATTTAAATATTCTTTTTTAGTACTATTATTATATTGACTATTTAATGCTTTCTCCAACTTAATTAATCTATCATATCTTTCTCTATCCATTAGAACCACATCAATTTTAAGTTCTACTTTAGAAAGATCATTCTCTGGATAATGTTGTTTAGCTGATACAACCTCTGTGTGTGGTCTTACTGTATCAAACAGTAATGTTTTTTTAGCAAATTCAAGATTACCTTGATTTAATACTCCATTTAAAGTATTAACATAATGCTCTGCTTCATTATATAAAAATATATCTCCCATTAGTTTATTTTATAATTTAAAGTTATTGTATTTAAAATTTTATTTCCTTCTCTATTAAAGATTATATGTTTTTTAATATAACCCGTTTTGTTTCTAACAAATATCTGTGCTACTGGTTCTAAATTATCATTTAAAAATAAACCTACATTCACATCATTTAATCTATCACCCTTATATTTCTTAGAAAAATAGTTATATCTTAAAAATATATCCTTTTCATTCTCTATAATATCTTGTTCTATTTCGTTGTATTTCTTTTGTATATCTAAAAACATTAGTAAAATATTGTTATGTTAAACACTAAAAATCCTAAAACCAATCTATACATTGGTATAATTTCATTCTCTTCTTCATCTTCTTTCTCTATCATCACCATATCTATTTCGTGATGTAACCCTAATGTAAATTCTATTCTAGGATTATTAAGTTCTATAAATATATTATCTGTTATCCTCATTTAATTCCATTCATCATTAAAATATTTAACTTCTTTTGTTTGTTTTTCATATAAGTTATAAAGTAATTCATTAAAGGATTTAATATCAAATCCATCTTTAGTAATATAATCTGCTTTACTAAGTGAAGTACCATCTGGTAATATAACTTTATCTCTTAACCACTGTAATTTACTACACCAATCTTTATATGTCATAACCTCTAATTTTAAATCTTGTACAAAGATACAAAAAATAAATGATATATCCAAATTATTTAAAGTGTTTAACAAAACTTTAACATATATAGACATAAAAAAAACCACTAAAACCTAAGTTAAAGTGGTTGGATCCTACAATACTATCATAGGAGGGGTACTAAATATTATTATTGTGTTTAGCTACTAATTTGTTTAATCTTGCTGATTTTACAAAAAAAGATATTTGTTCTTTAGTAAAACCATAATCAACAATATATTTATGATAGGATATTCTTGTATTTTTTTTATTCTTTAAACAATGTTTAATATCGTCTAATAATAATTTAATTTTACTTTTATCACAACTATCTGTATTAGGAATATTTTGATTTTGTTTAAATGTTTTATTAACTTTAGAATTAAATTGTAAAGCTTTAAACTCAGCTAGTTTAATATCTATAAATTGTGGAATTTTAAATAGATTACCAATAAGTATATTTTCAATATTAACATTTCTTAAATCAAACCATTCATTATTAGAATCAGTTTTATATTCTACATCAAATAAATGTGTAAAAAATAATTTATTAGCATTACTTGTTTGTAATTCCTTTATTCTATTTAAAGGAGTTTTACTTTTACCTATTTTAGTATAGATACCATCGGACACAAAATACACCATTATATATTAATTTATAATTAACTATTTAATATCTAACTTTAGTAATTAGATATAAGAATCCCTATATGCAAACTGGTGTGTATTGCATAAACCGTCATATTTTAACTTCTTCTTGAACTATAAACAGTGCATTATCCCAGATTTAACTGTTATCTAGTAACATTTTTAGTTCGTGACACTTTTTGTTAAATCAATTTATAGTCTTGAATTGTTGGGAACGATTGGATTCCAACTTCTTACTTAACCCTTTGATACTGGAGCAAATTTATGGTATCCAGCAGAGCATCTTTCAAAGTAAGATATTTTAATAAGTGCAAAGATACAACATTTATTTGTAATTTCCAAATTTTTTTAGTTAAATTTTTGTTATAATTACATTCTCTAATAGCTAATTGTTGTAATTTTTTTTTGAAAAATATTTTTTTTTAAAATTTTTTATGATTAAGAGTGGTTGCTAAGCCAATATCATGCCCCGACTTCTTCAAAATTTTGGAGTATACCCTATGTTTTATAGGCTTGCTAAAATTTAATGTATAATTGTAGTGTTTTAGTTACATTGTCAACACTCACTACACAATAAACAAACGTATCATGAACGCAAAGAAATTCGTAGACGCAAACAGTCAGTCAGTATGGACTAAAACTACTTCAGACGGTAGAGAACAAACCTCAATGTGTGTTGAAATCAATGATGAAACATTAGATATGAACACAGGTTATGTTAGAGAAGAGAAATCTTTAGTGTGGATTAAAGGTATGTCTACAGAGGCAGTGTCTCGCCAAGTAGACTTAGTAATTAACTCTGTTAATAAGGGTAAAATTGCTCCTTATCGTGCTTTCTCTAAAACACCTTTCTATGAAGGACAAGAGGAAGATATTAATCCTTCCACAGAAGCTAAATTAGGACGTTACAGCCAAATTAGATTATGTCCTGCAGACCAACGTGAGTCACTACATCGTCAATTTGTAGTACTTGAAGAAGTTGCTAAAGAGCCTGTAGTTAAGGTAGGCCCATAATACAATTGAGGTTTCGACCTCTTTTGTTTGACACGTAGTATTACACATAGTAATGCAACAACCTATCATTGATATGACTGTGAGAATATACTTTAAATGTATTAAGAGTTCTCGACATTTCTCTTATTACTTTTAAAACTCTATCTCACAGTTATTATCTATGAAATGTCAGTGTTTATAGGGTTTGACAGAGGTTAATGTAGTGGTATGAGTGAAGGATTATCCCTACAATCAACATTCTCTCTCATTTCATCATTCAATTTAACCACATTGCTCTTTTATTATAGCACATTTCCTCAAATTGGTTTATCTTATTGATTGAATAATATAAGTAGAAATGTCTATCAAAATAGTAAATTAAATAGTATATTCTGATTATATACACTAGTTCAATGATGAAAGAACAATTTATTTACTAAAAAACTTAATAACTTTCCAAGATGTTGAGGACACCAGTTTCTTTATTATTAGTTAGCTTATTCCCTTATAAAATAGGTAATTATTAGTCTATAGGTTATCTTATTAAAGATATAACAAATAAAGTTTTAGGTGTAAAATGCATTTTTATGTCACTGACGCAGAAATAAGATCAGGTGAGTTGTAGTATTTTGTCTATTTATAATATAGCTACAAACAATAGAACAAATAGATTATGATATACAAAAAAGAACATAGTATACTAGCGTAGCTATGCACGAATTTTAAACTCTATCCAATTGCAGGAATTATCACAAAGACTTGTAAACCAAGTGATATATTATAATAGAGCATTTCTACAGGTTCCTCATTATAATTTCAAGGTGCAACCTTGTAGAGTTTATTTTTTAAATACAAAGAGGAAGTTAGTGGTGTATAGACAAGTATATTGCACACTTTGTATTTATTTTTAACTAATTATAGCTGTTGGTAACAGTATGAGATGTAATACCTCATATATTAGTTTATTTTTAAAACAAATTATTAACTGACTAAATAACAAAATTATGGCACAATTTGAAGTGATTAATCGTATATCTCATCATACTATTGAATCTAATCTTGTATATCCTAATTGGACTGACAAGAGAGAGTATCAAGTATTAGGTAAATTAGATGCAGAATTTGTAAAAGACTTTCTTATGAGAGAATTTGATGGTGTTGAGTATATCAACAATAAATACGCTATTAGTATTCCTAATGGTACATTGTGGTATCAACACGACAATTCAACATTTATTCTTAAACAAGTTTAACAACACTTTAGTCAGTCAATTACAGGTAATGCTGGGTTGACTGATTATATTAAATCAAACTATTAGGTCAATACTATGTTGAAAAGAAATTAAACAATATTGAGTCATGACAATACTTACTTCACCTGTAATTTAATAGCATCTATTGGTAACAATAGCTCTGTGGATATTAAAAGGTATGCTGGTGCTTGTACACACTATATTGAACCTAATAGTTTTATTAACTAACTAAACAATAACATTATACGTGAAGACATCGTAGTGAAGTATATTTAATCATGTTCAAAACTAATGTAAACGGTCCGTTCGACAAGTGGTTAAGTCATTGCCCTTTCACGGCAAAGTCATGGGTTCGAATCCCATACGGACTACAATATTAACTAATTAAAACAATTAAATATAATGAAAAAATTATTATTAAAAGTATTAGAAGCTATTACAATTGTAGCTTCTATTTTTGTATTAGGAATTGTATTTCCTTTACTTGTTTCTACATTTATAACAATATTTACAGACGTAACTATGACTGAATGTATTGTAACTATTCCTTTTTGGGTTGTTACATTTACAGGATGGCTTATAGCTGGTTCTTATATATTAGATTATGATCTAATGTAAACTATTTATTATATTAAATAATGAAAACATTTTTAACCTCAACAATAGTATGTATTATACTATTATTTACTTTAGCTTGTACAAATGATGATACATATGTAGAAGATAACAATCAACCTTTAAATGAATATATGTTTAAACATACATTCAAAAAAACAACTAATTATACATATCCTTGTTATGAAGAAAATCCATCACAAGTATTAGAAAATGTATATTTTTATTCAACTGAATTAGTTGTTTATAATGAATCATTATTAAATACTGAAGAAGAAATAGTAACAAATACTTATTATTATACTTTCGGAGGTTGTAATACATGGGAAGGAAAAATAAGATTAATAGAATCTGATTTTATAACATATTCTATTTATTAAACAGTAAACTAACAAATTAAATATTATGAAACACTTATTATTAAAAGTATTAGAAGGTATATTAATTGTACTTTCTATTTTTGTATTAGGTTTATTACCTTCTACATTTATTTCAGCATTTCTTACAATAACAACAGATATTGAATTTATGTCTTGTGTTATGACAGGTCCATTTTGGTTTTTTTCATTATTAGGATGGCTTTTTAGTTCAGTATACATCAATGAAGTTGTAAAACAAATTAACTAATTAAATTAAATATTATGTCAAGTAAAAGTTTTAAAAAAGTGGAAAGTAACACAAATGTTAAACCACAATTGTCTAAACATATTAATCCTAATCAGATTAATAAATCAAATGGATTATACGCTAAACTTAGAGCTATTAAAAATGGTGATAGTGAAGCTGTAATAACATATCATTTCATTGAAAAGAAAACATTCAATGATTATGGTGGAGATAATAATCCAAAAAACAAATCATTCCATACTATTGAAGAAAAAGGTAGAGAATGGAAACAAGTCACACCAATCAACACACAATGTTTTTATGACACTAAAAGTAAAGCAATTCCTTTAGATGATGTATTAGCATTATTTGTTGAAACAACAGCAGATTTAGGAGCAACACGCTTTGAAATTTGATTTAGTTAGTTAGTAGACACACGTAAGAAAGAAATTATATTACGTGTGTTTATTTTTTATACTCTATCAAAATATAATAACAAATTATTAACAAAAAAAAACTAAAATCATGGGAATAGCATTGTTTATTTTAATACTAGTAGGTATTATTTATTTTGTATCTAAAGATGATACAAAAGAAAAAAGAAATAAATTCATTGAACAAAAAAAAGCAATGGATAATTCAGTAAAACCTAAAACTTTTGAAGAAGTTAAAAAAGAATCTGAATCTAAAGGTTATGCTGCTTTAACTAAACACATTGAATCAGTAGTTAAAACACATCCTGAAACAGTTAAAAAATTAACTGAAGCTGATAAAAAAGCATTAGGTGTTATTACAACTAAAAAACACAATAGAAGAAATTCTAACAAATAATAAAATTAAATAATATTCTAAATGAGTTGTGATTAACTATCACATAAACCTTTGAAAATAACGAGTAGTAGATTTAATGCATTATTAGCGTTATATTAAATCGAGAAGTAGTTAAAGTAAATCTTATTTAGAATATTATTTTTTAAAATAAATAAATATATAAATCATTTGCTTGAAGATAAACAATAAGGTTTTTACTAGCGCAGCATGTAATTAATGAAATTGATTTTCAACTTTATAAACTGTACTAGCAGTTGTGTTTATTGTAGAGATATTGTCGAGGAAATTAACTACTCCGTGTCAGACATAAGAACCATGAAAAAACAATATTCCACTAGAATTTGGACAAGTGATTTTTAAAATAATAGCTAAGCTGTGTAAAGCGTCAGAACTGATAATCTGTTAAAAGCTAAAGGCTAAACATTGAACCTTTGTAAGAGATACTAGAAGCTAAGTTATGCGATTCTATTACCCTCTGCATAAAGATACTAATCCTGAGTTGACAGGATGTATAAAACCCTGTGTGAGGTTTGAATACAAGAGCTACGAAGAACCTTGTAGTATGCTGTAAAGCTAGATGTATTGTTCCCTTGAGAAAGGAATTAGGCTAATATGAGAGTAAATCAGATGAGTGAATCCACCTACTCTACAATACAAATGAGTCTCAGCAAGTAGTAACTTCACATTGATGGAGTATTTAAAGTTGTAAATCCTTAGATGGATAAATGCAAGCTATGTGACCCTACTCTTATACAGTTTAAGAGACGCTATAAGAAAGAGGGTGCTAATATATGAGAGGGTTATATTTCCGACTAAAAAATAAACAAAAACAAATTATATCTAATTCTCAAAATGACGAGGAGCTTTAAATTATACCATTAATTAGTTAAGTCTTAATATAATATATTTATATATTATAAGTAGTAATCACTATTAATCTGTATAATACTGCGTGTGAGCACTGGTCACTCACTTAGATGTAGAATAAACACTGGGGTGTGTAATATGTTAGAGATATTGAATCCGTCTTTTACAAATCACCCCAGTATTATTTTAACTATTAAACTAACTTAATTATGAAAAATATTAAAATTAATATTGATATATTAGATAAAGCTAATGATATATTAACTAAAAAAGAAGAAGAAAAAAAACTTAAAAAAAACACAAAAATATATATTAAAAAATGTATTAAAGCAAGAATATGTCCTATTTGTGGTGAACCGTTATTAAAAAAAAATCCTACAAAAGAAGAAAAAAGACAATCATTTTTTGATGTAATTGAATATGTATTATATTGTAAAAAATCTAAATTTATACATATTGAAGGATGGAATGATAATTATAATTATAATTATGATGATTATTATTAAAAATTAACTAAAACTATTAAATATTATGAAAAATTACAAATTAACACCGTGTTTTTGTGGTTGTGGTAAAAAATACAAAAAATTATTTGAACCAATAAAACCTGTAGAATTTAAAATTATTAGTTATTATGCTAATGATAAATCAAAAGGTGTTTTATCTATTAAACGTTTATCAGATAATCAAATATTTAGAACTGGTGATAATGTTCAAGGTATTAGTTCAACTGGTAAAAAATCATCTAAATGTATCATAGCAGAAATTCAATATATTGAAGAAGGAATTATGAAAGGATTTCTTCAAATACATTGTTGGGTGATAGGATATCATGCATTATTTACTATAAAAAATGAAAAATTAGGTTCTGATAATGCTGATAGTACGTGTAATTTTAGATTATTACAAATTATTAATAAAAAATAACTAATTAAACATTATGAAACAATTAAAAACAGTAAATAACTTACAAAAAGCAAATTATAAAGGAACTAAAGTGATGTCAATGATTAAAGCTATTGAATCACAAGAAATATTTAAACATCTTAGATTGGTTCAACAAAATGAATTTTGTTCATTACGTAATAAATATAATAAAGTAGGTTATTTAACATTACCTTATTTTAGTTATTTATGGAATTTATATTGGAACTTTGTATTAAATGATTTCAGATTTGATTCTGATAAATCATGGACAATTGTTACAAAACATAAAGAAATTAAACCTGAACATATTGGTATGAGAATTTTAAAAGAATTAACTAAAAAACAATAATATGGAAATAGCAGATATATTAATGTGGATAATAATTGTTATTATTTGTTTAAGAATTGCACCATTAATGACAATTGGTATAATATTTATATTAGCTGAGTCATTAGGTTTATTTGGTGATATTGTAGGAGTAATACTATTTATATTAGGTATTGGTCATATGTTTTATAAAATTAATGAATTATGAAATCAATTGAATTAACAGAAGAACATAAATCTAAATTATTAGAAATGTGTGACATATTATTTCCTGAATATATATTTTATTTTCATCATCATGATGAAGGTAAACCAGATAAAAACATTTCTTATAATTTTTTACCAGGATTTATATTTGGTTTTAAAAAATATGAAGATGGTAGTACTTCAGAAAATTATCATGATGTTGATATTTTTATTCATTGGTTTGAATTCTGTAGTATTTACATGTTAGAAAAATTATATAGGTCTACAAATGATTTACATAATTTTATGGATATTTGTTTTAGATATAATTTTACACAATGGGATCCTATACATATACGTATTCATCCAGTAGATTATCTTTATAAAGAATTTAAAAAATTAAATTATGAAAAAAAGAATTAAAAAATGGTTTAAACATTGGCTTATTCGATATGTACCTAGTTCTCAATTAATTGTAGATAATGAATCTAAAAGATTAACTAAATTCATTACTGATAATTACAATGAAGATGAACAAATTCTCATAAAAAATAAAATTGAAGAATATTTAATTGATTATAGACATAATCAAATTAAAAATAAAGAAATACTAATTATTCAAGAAGAAACTGATTTAAGACGTTTAAATAAGAATCTTGAAAAATTAGTTGTATAAATATTATATAATATTATATATTTGGTAATTCTGATCAGTAAGTCCCAATGTTAGGTATTATAATAATATTTTTGGCCTTATAGAGTGGTCTAATTAACTCTTGTGACGGTAGTATGGGTGAGATGTGAATGACTCTTTCCTCACCCCTATTACTACTGAAATAAATTAAATATGGGCTAGAATGGAATTGACTTTTAATTTAGTAAATAAAATAATCAGCCAGAGAGATAACTGTAAACTAAGGTGAATTTAATTAAACGGAAACAATTCAAACAACGCTCAGATTAGAGCAAACATGAATGTTGTATATAACCTTTTAGGTGATGATACACAAGAAGAAGCAAACTATTTCTCTACTAGTAGAGTTATGGCTGCTGCATAATTCCAAAATTATTTTTTAAGATTTCTTAGTTAGATTAAACTAAGTGGTGGAGTTAACCTTAACTGGTTGACCTATGTGTAGTTAAACACGTTAATCTATAACTAAGCTGTAATGTATTATTCGTTGAAATATTAAAAACACGAGAGTTCGAATCTCTCCTAGTCCACAAAACCATCTAATCCTTAAAAGGCAAGGAGTGAATTTCTAACCAGTATAGCTGTCAGCTCAATCACGGTTTTTAACAAAACTTGTAAGCAGTCGCCACTTACTTAGATGGTTTTTTTTTTATATTAACTATTAAAAATTTAACAAATGAAAACAATTTTATTAAAAACATATATTATTAATTTTGGTACTATATTTTATTATCTTATACCTTTTATTATAATACTTTTAATTACATGTAATATTTTTTATTATTTAAATAAAAAAGATTATGATAAAAAAATAACAATATTTAATTTTTGGAATCCTTATAAAAATTTAGGATATGATAATGGTCTTTATGGAATAGTA